GATTTCCATGGCGTAAAATAAGTATCTTCGGCAATTACTTCTAAACGTATATTACCTTTAGAATTTTCATCAATTAACCCCTTTAATTTACGTATAGGAATTTCACATTTTCCAGATTCGGAAATTTTTCCATTAAACATTAAGCTATAATCAGATGTTTCTACTACTAATCTAGCTGTTGATTTTTTTAGACTAGCGCCTTCAATTTTAATATCACATTCGAATAATTCCGAACGATCTGTATATAAGTTATACATGAATGTTCTCCACAGTTAAATTTACATTTAATACTTTTTCTAATACTAGTTCCACATCTTCAATAGTTACTTCTATATCATCACGAATCGTTTTTTGACCCGAATATGTTTCAATACCCTTAACTTTACATACTAATTTAATAAATCGTTTACGTAATTCAGGCTCTAAATCAATAATTCCATGCGTTATTTCTGGCGCTTCTGCACCTAACGCTTCAATAACAGCCGTAAGTACTTTTACATCATCCCAAGTATATGGATTTGAATTCCATAAAAAATTTGCTTTATCCCATGTTATTTTGTCGTCGGCTGCCATACTAGTACATTTTATATAAATATGCTAATTAATGATAACCATTCAATAATTCTAATAAATCATCTATTGCGCCATGACGATGAGAATCTTCTAAAACAGTTTTAAAAACATATTTTGAATTTACTAATTTAGCCATATCATGGTACGCGGAATAATTTTTATCTTTTAAATCAATTTGATATGAATCTCCGCAGAATATCATTTTAGAATCTTTACCTAACCTACCAATTGCCATGGCTAATTGTGACCTGGTAAGATTTTGAAATTCATCTACAATTACAACGGCGTTATCAAAAGTACGACCTCTAAAATGCGCTAAAGAGCATAATTCAATTGATTCATCCTTTTCCATGGATTCCAATTTGGCTGGTTTATTATATACTTTACGCATATTTGATCTAATAGGTACAAGCCATGGCTCCATTTTTTCTTTTTCGGAGCCAGGTAAGAACCCATTATCTTCTGTTGCAATTGTCGGTCGAGTAATTACTATTTTATTATATCGACGTTTAAAAAATTGGTCTAATGCAACTTGGACTGCTAATAACGTTTTCCCGCTACCAGCCTTGCCTACAATAAAGTTAAATGGATGTTCTAAAATTTCAGCTTTAGCTATTTTTTGTTCTGGTGATAATGATAATGAAAACCTAACTGCACCTTTTGGTGGAGTTTTTTCTGAATTTACTTTTGCCATCATACGGCTCCTTTTGTTAACTTATTTATATATAAATATCTAGTCGCGACTATATAGCCAAAAAAAAACCCCCGGTTAAGGAGGTTTTTAATTAGAATAAATAATTTAGATTACACTGTATCTAAAGCTGCTACATGTACTTTACCATAGAATTCAGGACGAACCATTTTCTTAGCATAACGAGTCATAACACCTTTTCTTGGAGTAAAGTTGTCTGGGTCGTATACTAATGGAGTCATGATTAATGGAATATATGGTGCATAAACAGCTCCTGTTTCTAGGAATTGTCCTCCACGATATCCCATTAAAATGGTATTCTCAGTCATATAAGGGTTTTTATAAACTTGGAATCTACTATTAATAGAACCAACTTTTTGTACACCCATTGCAAATTGCATTTTATCGCCATCTGTATCAGCTGCATATCCTGGAATAGATTCTAGAATAGTTGCTACAGTTGGAGAACATACCAAGAAGTTTGCACCACCTCTTAAAGTTAATTGGTGAATTTTGTTCGAAACTTTCTGAATTTTTGTTCCTAAAGTCTGGAACCAAGTACCTTGGTTATATGCTTGGGCTGTTGCATTTGATTGACCAAATGTACGAGTTGCTGAATCATACTCGTATCCAATTTTTGCAGACCATCTTTCAACTGTCTGAGCATTCTGTACTAACATGTCTAAAATTTCTAAATCAATTTCTTGCGAAACGTATTCAGATAACATACTAGTTAATTCTGCTTCGGCATCAATTGAATGGTAAGCATTTAAGTCTTGAGCAAATTCTGGAGACCATACTGCTTTCAACTTACGTGTCTTAGCAACAATGGCTTCAGATCTCATTTCAAGATTGATTTCTGGAATATCTAATGCAGTTTCATCATTTCCTGGAGTTGCTTCAAAGTCACCTCTAGTAATATCAGTAGGTTGTTTATGATATGCTACTTCAATAACTGCATCCGTACCACCAACTGTTGCACTAGTCCCAACTGCTGGAGTTGAAGCTACTTGTGCTAAGAATAACACTTGCGAGCCATCATTAGTTGTTCTAGTAAATTCCGGATAAATAGTTGTTATACCAGATCCTGACAAATTATATGCTCTCACACCTTCTAAGTCTGCATTAGTTAATGATGCAGTTGGATATGAAACAACTTGGAATGCTCTTGTATTTGCTACAGCCGATGCTGAAAATTCAGCATTAAAGCTTGTAAACAAATCAAATTGAGCAGCCGACAATGCAGTTACTTGTGTATCCCAACCGTTAGTTACAGGATTATATGACCCTGTTCTAAGTCCAGTTACGCCTGTACCTGCTCCTGCTCCTGCTGCATTTGCATCATTAATAGTGTATCCAAATCTACCTGGTCCATAAAGACCTTCTACAGCAACATCAGTTCCGTTACCTTTACTTTTATCTGTTACACCAAATACGGAATCTTGCTGCGAATCTTTACCTTGGCCAGTTAAGAAGTCATTTCCTCCCGCCTCACTAAATCCTTGAGTTCCTTGAGCTGTACCATATTTAAAGTCTAGATAAAATACAAGACCTGATGGTAAGTTCATTGGTTGTACAGATACAAAATCTTTAGCTGCGATCTCAGCAAAAATTCTACGAACTAATGGTAAGGCAACACCTGACCATTCTTCTGAATTTTGTGCAGCGCCAGTAGAATTTGCTTCTGTTACTAATTGCTTGGCTTGGTTCTCTAAAAGAACGGCCATGCCTTTTCTTTCAACCTCATTTGACATTCCTTCCAATAAACCGGTCTTTTCCCACTTGCGTTCAAGTTGGATTGCTGCAGCATTTTGGTTGGCATTGCCATTTTGAGGTAATAATGAATTAATGTTCATTTTCATTTCCTTTTTACAGATTAGCTAATTTTTTCCATCTAGCTGTCAAATCATTGCCTTCAGAAATAATTTTCTTTTTGGGCGCAGTTGAACGACTAGGGGTCGAAGCATAGCTTTCTTTGATTGATCTTTTTGTTTTACCAGTCAATACAAAACTTTCAGATAATGTAGCGAAAACTAATTTCACTTCACGAATAGATGAAGCTCTGTCAAAGTTTTCAATCACTTTCATTTTCTGATGTTCATTCATTGAATGATTTTTAAACAATTTGTTTGAGAATAATAATTTTGCATTAAGAAGATTAACTTCATTAATTTTGCTTTTCAAAAATCGAATAACGTCATACGCTTCTTCTAAATCATCTTTAGCTTCTTTAGCTTCTTCCATTGCATCATCTGCAGCTTCATCATCGCCATCTTCTTCTCTTAAAGCATTAATAATTTCATCAATAGAAATATCTTCTTCATCTTCGCCTTCGCCTTCTTTCAACTTTCCTTTACCAGGATCGTCTTGATCGGATGAAGATGCATATTTAGGACTTTGACCTTCGCCATTACCTACACCTGTTGAAGAAGATGCTTCTTCTAATTCAGGTTCTTCTGCAGCTTCATCAGCTTCGTTCATTTCAGTTTCTAATTCTCTAATGATTGCTTCTAATTCTAGATTTTCATCAGTGTCATAATCGCCTTCTGCGGCTACAACTGGTTCTTCCATTGGTGGTTCTTCTTCGACAGGAGCATCCATTGCTGGTGCTTCTTCTTCAAAGGCTAGTCCTTCAACAGGTTCATCATCCATGTAATCTTCTTCCATTGCTGGTTCTTCCATTGCAACTGGCTCAGCATCTAATTCTGGTTCATCTTCTAAACCTTCTTCTTCAGCTAATTTGGCAGATAACATTGATTGTAATCTAGGGGTAAAAGCTTCTTCTAATGCAATTTTCGCATTAGCAAGTGCAGTTTCTCTTACGGCTTTCGCGTCTGCAATTGCTTCTTTTAATAAATCATTTGCCATGATTTGTTCCTCTTATTTAATTTGGAAATAAGGCTATTAGAGCCTTAATGGAAAGTACTATGTACTTGTTTAGTATAAATTGAGTGACCGATTAATCGAATACGGTATCGTTAACAATTATATATATGCATGGAATTATAAAAACATTCCGGTATTAACGTAAAAAAGTGCCAAAAGGCACAATTTTTACTGATTTTGGTCATCTAACCATTGATAATACTTTGCTCGATCAACTACTTCTTTCCGTTTTTGACTTTTCGAAACAAAATGTCTACGATCTTGTAAATCTTGCATTTTTCCAGATTCTTTAAGTTCTCGTTTAAAAGATTTTAATGCAAAATTTATATCACCTTTTGGATATTGTTTTGTTGATAATACTTTAACAGCGACACCTGATCCAGGTACGATAGTTTTAAAATGTTTAATTTGGTTGCTCATATAACTTTATTTTTATTTAATATAACAAATATATTTCAAATAACCTAATCTTCTCTAAGAGATTCGCCTATCTTATAATATCGATTTAAGACTGACCCCATATCTTCATATGCCGATTCTAATCGTTGTTGCATAGAACTCATCTCTGTTGCAGTTTTTTCAAATACCTTATAGGCTTCGTTCATTTGTTTCATATGACGTGATGTTGTAACATTATCAAACCAATGTTCAGTTTCTGATAATGTCACCTTTTCCGCCCGTTCTACTACGCTTTTTAACGTGTCTGCAACTTCTTTTAATCTACCCGAACCATATACCATCTCACCTAACTTATGAAAATTGCCTACTGCTTCTAGAAATGAATTACGATCTTCTTTTGTCATTTTTTGATCATCATCCTCTCCTAAATATTTCTCATTAAGGATATATTTCATTAATTTATTTTCGTACTTATTCATTATATTCCTTATTATATATTAAATTGATTTGCATCGCCACCACCTTGCTGTGTTGTCCGGGCTTGTATTTTATTTAAAAGTTTATATACGCCTTCTATCTGCTTTTCCGCGCCTTGCAAATATCTCGCAACTTGGTTTTGCATTTGTTTAAACGTACTATTGCCAGTCTCTTCGGATTTTGCTTCTAAGGCTGTTGATAATTCTTTGTGAAAATCTTCAGATGCGCTCATTAACCCTTCTACTTGGTCAATGAAATATTGATAATCGAGTGGCTCTGATTGTTCTTTTATTAAATCTTTTAACTTCATTTTAAAACTCCGTTATAATGTCAGTGATAATACGTTCTATGGTTGCAAATTTATTTGTCATGATACCTTTTGATTCGTTAACTGGTGATAGAAAGGCTCCTTGAGTAGATGGATTAGAAACGAAATCAAATGCAATTAATTCAAAATCTGGCTGTACTTCTAACGTATCGCCACCTTCTCTCATTACTTCTTTAACAGACCCCATTCCTCTAGAGGATATACCTAATCGAATTCCAGATTTAAAAAGTTCTTTTAAAATATTTCCGGCAGGTGTTCCTAACACTTCAACCTTTCCTACTAAATCATCACCTTGCCATCCCATCTCTAAAACATTATGAGATACGTTATTTAAATTAACAACAGATGAATCTGGGTGATCTAGTTCTCCTAACGCACGTCTTTCTTTAATAAATGTACTAGCATAATTTGATGCTTCACGCATTAACGTTTCTTTTGGATATATTCTACCATTTTGATTTTTAGCTTCAGCTCTTTGTAGAGTCCCCTTAACAATCAATTTTCCATTATTTTGAGTTAATGATTCATTTATCGCTTGGGGCGATACTTCAAATACCGTATAATCTACTAAAAGCTGCTTACTCATAATTTATCCTTAATATTTTCTTGGTGCATTAGTATATGGTTTAAATTGCCCATCAAATGTTTGTACCGTATCGTGGTAGTATGTATCTGCGCCATTTACAGATGATAATGAAGCTGTAGTCGATGCTACATCTGTAGATGGTGCAAGACAGCCACCTGCTATAGCATGTGAAATTGTTAAATTACCGGCTGAACTAGTAGTTGCTGACAATAAACCAGCTGGTGCTATAGTATTTGTAAATCCACTGACAATTGCACCAGCTCCTTGAGTTCTTAAAGCATCTGCTAGAACAGCTCCTAAGGATCCAGTATTACCGGTACTAGTATCGGCAGTTAATGCATTTGCCTCTGCCCATGATGCGGTAACAACACAATCATAACCAGTGCTAGATAATCCACCTAAGTCTACCATAGTAGATCCAGTTATAAATGCT